TGGCGAAGATTCTCAGGAGCGTTGATGCCCCGGACAGTCGTCGTCACCTGAACGATATTCGAGATGTTGTTGGCCCCGGTGTAGGGTGTGAGTATCGTCGATTGGTTCTGGTTCGGAAGAGTCGTCGTCATACCAGTCGTCGGATCATCGTCAGCCAGAGAGACAACCGGACCTTGCCAGTTCCCATAGGCACCCACTGCCGTTGGACGCAGGAGATCCATACGAGCATTTCGGGTATCAGCATCAGCCACAATGATTTCCGAGTAGTAAGACCGACCAACAGTTTCGTTGACAGTTCCAATGAAACCACCAAGAAGCATACGTGCAGGTCGGAAGTAGGATGCAACCGGGATGTCGTAGGTATGAAGCAGGAGTTCGTTGCAGTAGCAGCGAACCTGAAGATTCACACCCGTGAACTTGTACTGGACATCGAATGTGCGAAGCTGGTTGTTTCCCCAAGGGATGAATCCCCGGACTTCAGCATAGTTCGATCCATCAGCAGTCAGGTAGAAGTGGAAACCTTGACCAGATGTGATCTGGTCATAGAACGAAATACGATAAATGGATATACCATCATCTGTGGTAAGTTCGAAGAACTGTTCATTATTGTTAATGTGAAAGTCTTCAGCACCAGCCCGGAAATGGAACCACCATTCATTTACTGCACCGGGATCAGTGATCACCGGAGAAGAAACCTTCATCGCAGGAACAACTTCCAGCGAGTAAGGCACACGATTTGAATCGAAACTCCAACCCGGAGCACCGATCACGGATCCCGGAAAGTGGGACACCGAATTTGAGGCGAAGAGGATATTAGGCATGACGTGTTCCTTTCGTTGTCCTTAATTAGAAGAAGCTGGCTTGGAAGTCGATAGCCCAGACATACCCTGAACTAGCAGTATATGGACCATTGTTGGTATAACCAATTTCAGGAAGGGCAGAGATGTTTGCCTGCCAACCGTTTACCCATCGGGAATGTTGAATCCTTGTATTCAAATGATCTCCGTTCCAGTTGTTGATCCAGTTCAAACGACCTTGATTTGGGTTTCCAGAAACGATGTTTGGATTTCCTGCAAGATTCTTATCCCAGTAACCAATCACAAAGTAATCACCGGGTTCAAGGATAAGAGGAGAAGATAGAACATGCTCAATCTGTACGGTAGTGGTAGAAGGAGTACCTCCATCATCATAAGATGCAGATCCTGTTTCATGGACTTCACTGACCATGCCAAAATACCAATACGAAGATTTCTGATCGTTTACCTTGGCAACGATCCAATCATAATCATGGCTTTCGTTCATGATTCCTAGTTTGAATCTTTCAACATTCATACGCGAGAAGGAACGATAGACGTTTGCTTTGAAGTTGGTGTCATCTTCACTAAATAAATTAAAGCCAAAAGTTGGAACAGGGAATGGAGCTTCAAACACATATGGCTGTGTACCATGTCCGATGTTGAAGACACGACGTTCTGCTGAATCCCAGTTACGAGCGACACGAGTCGTGTCAAAGAATTCAACCTCAGTCCAACGGATACCATCATCAGAACCTTCGACTATGAAAGACGTAGGCATTTGGAATGCAGCACTTCCGGGACGAGCAGTGAGACTGATCGCTTGTGGTTTCCAAGGAAGTGCTTTGTTGTATCCGATCCAAGAAGATCCTTCAGCGATGGAATTTTCAGCACCTGCCCAGTAGGTGGCATTCGTGTCATCGAAAGCACCGTCAGCATTGACCACACCGAAACCAGCGGAACCAAACAGAATAGAACCACCAGTCGCAAGATCCGTACCTGCTGGGGTGTCGAGGAACTCTGCTTCAGACAAAGCACCACCAGACCACGAGTTCGCAGACAGGAATCGGATCCTCCAGCTATCGAAGGTTGGTCCAAAGTTCCGGGTATTCAGTTTCGGCCCTTTCCGAATGAAAGAAGTGATCCAGTCAATTTGGGCATTGATATTATTGTCTCCTGATCCATCCCAGAGGTATTCTTGGATGAGTCGAACAAACCGAGTTCCAGAAGGAATCGGAGTGTCAGAGGAACGAGCAAAGAAGATATTGACTGGGGTTTTGAATAGACCAGCACCATCATTGAATCCAAGAAGAGTTGTGCCATCAGCGGCATAGAACTCAAAACGGATATTGGCCATATCACTTTCACTTGTTGAAGACCCTTGTTGCCAATAGGTTTCGATAGAGCAAAGACCAGCATCAATGTCTGCGTGCCAGACATCCCATAGATACACATCTTGAGATAGAGAAGTGTATGGGGTGTTGGATCCAGCAGGATGGACATTGAATCCACCATAGAAACTGAGGTTTCCTTCAATGGGATCAATTGCTCCATTCTCTTGTTGTACATAAGTTGCAGATCCAAAGATATCCCAACCAAAGACACCAAGCTCAGCATTTTGGTTTCGCATAGCCAAAGGCTGAGGAACACTCTCTATTAGAGGTTCACCAATATCATTCCAAATGACTGCGATACCAAGATCACGTTCGAGAACAGACAAAGTATCTGTAACCGAAAGACCAGTAATCACAGGAATGTTCATGGCATTTACGTCATGTCGATCATCAGCACCCATACCAGTTGTGAAATATGCGACAGCACGTATAGTATCGAGACGGTCATCAGTTCCAATACCAGTCATGAACATGGTGTTATATGAGAACGTAGTTTGAAGTTTGTTTGCACGAAGACCAGTGATTCCAAAGAACTCAGCTTCTCTGAGTTCAATTGGTTCAATCAAGGTACAGAGAACAGAATTGGAAGAAATGGCATAACTTTCTCCGATTCCGTTATCACCTCGAACTTCACAGGTGAGAGTCACACCATCAAAGGTTTCATCTGTGAATATCTCATAAGCGTTGGCTCCCGGAATATCTACACCATCTGCCATCCACTGATAGTAGTAATCAGCAGTTGGAGATGCTTCCCAAGTACCAACCTCACAAACAACACGTCCGGGAATGACACCAGATCCGGTGAGAAAGGGTTGAACCACATTCACCGGGGCGAAGCGATATAGGGGACGGGATGCTTCCGGCCCATATAGACTAGGAATCAGGTGAACTCCTTCCCGGATTGACGGTTCAATGTGAACGATGTCAACGCTGCGGGTTTGGTCGTTATCCTGACTTCCTGTGTAAGCAGGAGGATGAGGCATTACCGCAGATCTCCCTCAATGTAGAATGCTGCATCAGCAGTTGCGATGATACGAATCGCGGGCATGTTTGCACGAGGCAAACGAACACAGTTTGAATCATTCACGGTGTACGAGGCTTCAGCCGGAGTGAACCAATTGCCATCACGATCCTTTACCTGAAACTGAACAGTCCCAGTGCGAACATCGCATACGACATTGAGATCCACTGCGTGAGGACCGGCTGCCTGTGCAATCACATCTTCACCACCTTCTTCCGTCTTGTCAGCGATGGTGTACCAGATGGGATTGCAAACATAGTTGGTAGAGCATGATTGACGCATTTGCTTTCCAGTCTTGGTTTAGGTTATAGGCCATTGTGAGTATCGCAATATCACGAATATGGAGCTTCTAGCAATGCTGACACTTCAAGAGGTACAGGACTCGCTGCCAGCAGGGCAGAAAGGAGTTATCACCCAAGACATGGTGAATCAACTCAACAACTTGTCCAAGGATCCGGAGGAAGCTCGGTACATCCGAGAAAACTTCGTTACCTTCAGCCAAGTCTTGAGTGAGGGTCGCTTCAAATTGGGCGATTACGTGCGTGCAGTTATGTACGTGTCTCACAAAGTCATGGGTAAATCGAATCTCGATGCCTACAAGGCGACGTTCCCTGATCGGTACAAACAGATGATTGCTGACGGGCGACAGCCAAAAGACATCGCTTCCTATGTGGCTGCCTACAACAAAGGCAAGCTGGTGAATATGGTTTATGAACGAGCCATGATTCCAACATGGGTTCTGAATCAGGACATGTTTCAATCTGCACTTAACACCCAGTATGAGATCATGAACGATGTAAGCGTAAGTGATAAGGTTCGGGTGGAAGCAGCAAACTCGATTCTGACTCATCTCAAAAAGCCTGAAACAAACAAGGCTGAACTGAAAGTCGAGATTGGAATGAACGATGGGATGAAGGCTCTGGAAGCTCGTTTGGCAGAAATGGCAGAAATGCAGATGAAAACCATCGAAGGAAATGCCATGTCTGTACAAGAGGTTGCAGCACTTCCGCTGAACATTCCTTATGCAGTCGAGGTGAAGGATGAGTGATTTTCTCGGACGCAAATCAGTCGATGATTATCTGAACGAAGTCGATTTCGATTGGCTCAACGGAGGTGGATACCGTCCGTCGAAATTTGCGTTGGAGTTCATGAACTTCATCAAGCTCTGTAATGATGGCCGGGGTGAAGACAACAAGACCCCGGTCATGCACCTTGCGATGCTGGACAAACTCCCGACCAAGCACAAGAAGATCACGAATCTGTGTGCTCGTGGTACTGCGAAAACTACGCTCTTCATGGAATACCTCACTCTGTATTTGGCAATGTTCAACAAGATTCCGGGATTCGGAACTGTTCCCGGTATGCTCTACATCTCAGATTCGATGGACAATGGTGTGAAGTCTGCTCGGGAATCTATCAAAAGCAGATACTACTCCTCGGAGTTCCTTCAGACATGGATGCCGGAAGAAGGTGTGAGATTCACTGAGAACTACATGGAATTTCACAACAAGCAGGGTGGAAAATTTGGTGTGAAGATGTTCGGTGCCAAGTCTGGTATTCGAGGAACCAAGATCTTCAACCGTCGTCCTGTTCTGGCTGTGATGGACGACTTGATCTCAGATGCTGATTCGAAGTCTCCTACTGCAATGGAAGCGATCAACGATACCGTGTACTCGGGTGTGCAGTATGCTTTGGATCCGACTCGTCACAAGATGATTCTGAATGGAACTCCCTTCAATAAGGAAGACATCGTGTATCGGGCAATTGAGTCTGGTGCTTGGGAGGTGAACGTTTGGCCGATCTGCAAGGAATTCCCCTGTGAACGTGAAGACTTTTCTGGTGCATGGGAAGACCGATTCACTTACGACTACGTGCGTGAGATGTATGACTCGGCTGTGAAGGAAGGCAAAGAAAAGTCCTTCCGTCAGGAACTCATGCTTCGAATCACGAGTGATGAATCTCGCTTGGTTCAGGAAGCAGACATCAAGTGGACGCTTCGTCAGGACATCATGTCTCAGCGTCGGAACTACAACTTCTACATCACCACGGACTTTGCTACGTCGTCGAAACAGACTGCTGACTTTTCCGTGATCTCAGTCTGGGCCTATGACAAGGATTCCAACTGGACATGGGTGGATGGTGTCTGCGAACGCCAAACCATGGACAAAACCATGAATGACCTGTTTCGCTTGGTTCAGGAATACCAACCAATGGGGACAGCGGTGGAGATCTCTGGTCAACAGGGTGGATTCATTCCTTGGATCATGAATGAAATGAACCATCGTGGGATCTATTTCAACTTGACTCATGAGAAGGGCAAACCGGGTATTCGACCTGTAACTGATAAGCTCTCTAGATTTCAGTTGGTTGTTCCGTTATTCAAGGCTGGAAAGATCAGCTTCCCCCTTGAGATGAAAGAAACTCGGGTACTGGGCTTGTTCATGGAACAAATCTCGTTGGCCACGAAGGACGGTATCAAAGGGAAGGATGATTGTCTCGATACTATTTCGATGCTCCCTCTCCTGAATGCTTGGACTCCGAATCCTGAAGAACCCATTGAGGTTGAGAAGGAACCAACAGAAACAGTAATCTGGGGTGATGCTCTTCAAGAAGAAGAGTATGCAACCGAACTTGAGGCTTACATCGTGTGAGGGAATACCATGATCGTCACATTCGAAGAATTCACAACGAAGCTCGCTCATGGTCAGTTGAAAAATACTGCTCTGGTCGATGATGCGGATACAGGTGAGATCAACCCCGGTCATGAGGATCAACTCCTTGAATTGACCAATCAGGGATTGGTTGACATTTTCACCAAGAAGAAACTGTTGGAGTCTCGGGCCATTCTGACCCTGACTGCCGGTCAGAACATCTATACTCTGGATCAGTCTCCTGCTGCTGATTTTGAAAACATGATCCGTGTTCTTCAAATTGAAGCTGTTCTGAATGGTTATGAACTGGAAGAAAAGAACAAGCGTGTCTTTGTTCCGAAGAGCAACAAACATGTGACTCTTCCATCAAGTTCGACGATTCGATTCTCGACTTACTTCCTTGAAAACTATCAGCATTCTGTGGATGTGGTTTTCCAAGCCAAACACCCTGTTATTGGTCTGACTGATTCCATCGACATCCCTGCACACATGTATGAGGCACTTGTGCTTTACGTGAGCGGCCTGTACCTGAGCCATATGGGTGGAGAGCAGCATACGGCCAAAGGTGACTCCTACTACGGGTTGTACTTGAAGATGATGGCCGATGATGAAACAAACAACTCATCCGGGACATCCGAAGTCGTTGACGAGGATACCCGATTCCAAGATAGGGGTTTCGTCTGATGTCTCAAAACGATCCAAACCTTTTCGGAGAAGTCTTCAACCAACGTGCCACTATCCTGACTTTTTTCGGGATGCTTGGCGGCTCGGTAAGGGCTGCTGTCCTTAAAACTTCTTGGAAAGAAGGAGTTCGTGTCGTATTCGTGGGTGGTGCCGTTGCATTTGGTGTCGGAGTTCTTGGGCCTGTGATTATGAAACCTTGGATTGGAGAGTTGCCAGATGAAATGGCTGGAGCAATGGGGACACTCACTGCTGCTTCATTTCTTATTGGTTTGGTGGCCGTGACTCTTGTCGAGCGTTTCATCGCAGGTGAATCAACTGAAACTCTGGAACCACAACGTCGTGAGTATCTCCCCAATGACGAGGAGAAATCCAATGAATGAGAATCATTCATACATCCCCCAACTTCGGGTAAAGAAGACAACCCGAAACAAAGATGATCTGAGAGTGATGATTGCAGGAACATTGTTCTGCATTTTCATGATTTTGATGCAACCATTTGCATTCAGAGTCTATGATTTCATCTGGGCTGATCGACCATTTGTATCAGCTACAGTGGAGATCATTGGGGTGAAAGGATCTAATATTCCTGTCATCAAGTATGATGCTGATGCTACTCAGAATGTGACTGGAACATGGATTGCCAGTATTCATGAAGCAGGTGGTGATCGTATCACTTCCCGTCGTGGACCGGGGTCTTACAACGCTCTTGAAGATGATCCCAAGATCTGGACTTGGGCTGCTTTCTTTGACAATGAACAGGATACGAACACACCAGTCGTACCCACATTTCCATTTTTCATTTGTGTTCAATATGATGTGGATGCTCGGGATTCGGGAGTTAATGATCAGACTGAAAATTTCTGTTCTGATGTCTATAATCCTTCAAATCCTTTCTACGAACTGAATGATCTACTCGAAAGGGTCGAATGATGTACTCAGCACGAGAATACCAAGGACGAGTGAACGGGATCATGGGTGGTCCCGTTTTGACTGTTGATGGGATGATTGGACCAAAGACTCGTCAAGGGATCCAAGAAGCCATGAAAATCAAAAGAGTTCGAAATGTCGAAGACCTGTTCACTCGGGGAGTACGTGGGGTTGTCTGGCATTGGACTGCTGGTGCTCATGGCGTTATTGAACTTGAACGTGATCACTACAACTGGATCTTTGATCGTATGGGCAACATACACGATGGCAATCACACAGTGCAGGATCAGGTCAATTACGATTGGCGTGCCGGAGTGGGTGCATCGCATACCAAATCTATGAACACAGGATGGATTGGGCTTTCTGTCGATGCCATGGCTGGAGCAGTCGAATCTCCTTTGAATTGGGGAACGAATCCTCTGACATGGGAAGGCATTGATGCTATGCTCGATTGGACCATGGATCTTTGTGAGGAATACGATATTCCAGTATCGCCATGGACTACACTTAGCCATGCTGAAGTTCAGCAAACTCTGGGTGTGAAGCAAAGATTCAAATGGGATTACAAGGTTCTTCCCGGTGATACTCGTGCTCGTGATGCTCGTGTAATCGGGGATATCCTTCGTGACAGGATGATTACACGATGATCGGACAACGCCAACTCATCATGCTTGTAGTAACAGTCGCTCTCTTGGGAGCGACTTTTGCTTATGGTTTTCACAAGGGAACAATGAACCAGATTGAGAAATTCGCTGAAGAAAAACAGAAACTTCAGAACGATGTCATTGATCTTGAAGCAGATCTCACTGTAAAGGCTGCTGAGATTCTAAGACTTCAGATCGAACGAGAAGGGTTGATTGATGAACTTGAAAATGCTGCCCTCACTGCGGACGGTGCTTCTGCTCCCGGCGTTGCTGCTACTGGCGGCTTGCGCAGGTTGGAGCGGAGATGGTCTACGGATCCAAGAACTCCCTGAGAACGTAGTCGAACCATGTCCTCATCCAATGGATGTAATCAGGACAGTTTCAGGTTCTTCTGTTGGTTCAGATGAGATCAGAATGGGTCGTCTTGGCGATGCTCTTATCGAATGTGGTCAAGAAAAAGAAATTGCTGTAGAGGGTTATCAACGACTCTCTGAGATCCTGAAATAAGGAACATCGCCGTGAAAGAAGAGATGAACATGTACGTCCAGTCGAGCAACCAGAACCAAAGTTCTGGCGATGATCCTGTTGATGCAAACGAACTGACTTCTGAAAAGCAGTCTGAATCTCTGACTGATTGGAAGAAAGAACCATCTCTGACTGAGCTTCTCTCTGATCTGGAGTTTGCTCGTACTGAGACTGATGATCAAAAATCCAATGTCCAAGGATGGTTGGATCTTCGAAATGCTACGGGTGCTGAAGCCCCGAAGAAAGCCAAACCCGGTCGATCAGCGGTTCAGCCAAAGCTCATTCGCAAACACAACGAGTGGCGATATCCAGCTTTGACTGAACCGTTCGTGAACACGGATCGGATGTTTGAGGTTCTTCCTCGTACTGAGGAAGATGGCCCCAAAGCCAAACAGAACCAGATTCTACTGAATTGGCAGTTCGATACCAAAATCAACAAGGTCGATTTTATTGATCGCTACGTCCGCACTGCTGTGGACGAAGGTTCTGTTGTGGTTCGTGTCGGTTGGGAGCGGGAATACATGACCCGCGAAGTTGAAGTTCCCAACTACGACTATTTCCCGGTCATGGATGATCAGGGAGCACAGATGATCATTCAGGCTGCCCAGATGCTTCAGACGGAAGCACCTGAGTACGAATCCTTGCCTGACTCCTTGAAGGCTTCTGCCGAAAAGACTCTTGAGCTTCAGCAGCCAGTTGAAGCCAAACAGAATGGTACGACCATGACTGTTGAAGAAGTCATGAGCAAGAACTGCCCATCTCTTCGCATCGTGAACGTGGCAAACCTGTTTGTTGATCCTGCATGTGAAGGCGATTGGGAACGCGCTTCGTACATGATCTACACATATGAAGCCACTAAGTCTGACTTGATGGCCAAAAAAGAACAGTACAAGAATTTGGACAAAGTGGACTGGGAAGCGAATAAGATTCAGTCCCAGCATGGAAATCCAGATCATGAGTCTCAGACTCCTCATACCGATATGCGTACCAATTCGGACAAGCAGCCGGTTCTGGTCTATGAATACTGGGGTCTATTCGACACTCAGGATACTGGTGTAATGGTTCCAATCGTGGTGACTTGGGTTGGAAACACCATCATTCAGATGCAAGAAAACCCGTTCCCAGACAATCGTCCTCCGTTTGTCTTGGTTCCGTATATGCCAATCCTGAAGTCTGTGTTCGGTGAAGCAGATGCTTCGCTGCTGCAAGACAATCAGCGTATCATCGGTGCTGTGACCCGTGGTATGATTGACCTTATGGGTCGTTCTGCTAACGCACAGACTGGTTATGCCAAAGGCTTCCTCGATCCGATCAACAAGCGTCGGTTCACCAATGGTGAGGATTTCGAGTTCAATCCCAATGGGGATCCTCGTGCCAATATCCAGCAGATGGTGTATCCGGAGATTCCGAGGAGTGCTCATGAAACGATCATGGCCCAGAACCAAGAAGCTGAAGCTCTCACAGGTGTTAAGAGCTTTTCCGGTGGGATTTCAGGTGATGCTTACGGTAGCGTTGCTACCGGTATTCGTGGTGCTCTGGACTCTGCTGCAACTCGTGAAATGAGTATTCTTCGTCGTCTTGCAAAAGGTATGCAGGACATCGGAAAAAAGATCATCGCTATGAACGCTAAGTTCCTGAGCGAAAAAGAAGTTGTTCGTGTTACTCATGATCAGTTCGTAGAGATTTCTCGTGAAGAACTGATGGGTAACTTCGATCTGAAAGTGGACATCTCCACTGCATCGGTTGATGAACAACGTGCCAATGATCTTGGTATGGTTCTTCAGACTGTTGGTCCGGAAATGGATCCCAACATTCGGAACATCATTCTCAGCAAGATCGCAGATCTCAAGCGTATGCCTGATCTGGCAGAAATGCTTCGTACTTATCAGCCACCTCCTCCTGATGAAATGCAGGTGGCAATGGCTAAAGCTCAGCTTGCTGAAATTCAGGCAAAAGCTGAACTCGATGCTGCACGAGCCGAAGAAGCAAGAGCCAAAGCTGCTCAGATCTTCCAAGAAGTGGATATGATTGGTAGCGGTGAAAAACATCGTCAGGATATCCAGAAGATGGGTGCTCAGGCACGCGGAAATCGTGATCTGGAAATCACCAAAGCTCTGACGAAAGGTGAAGCTCCAAGCCAGAACATCGAAGCAGCAGTCGGTTTTAACGAACTGACTAAAGCCAAGAACGATAACGATACTGCTCCAAAACTTGGTTCCGGCTTCCGAGATCCCTCTATGGTTCCACCACAATTGGCTGGACAACAGCTTCCGATTGGTCCATTGAGCACCCAGTAAGACTGAAGGGGGACTGAATACCTCAGTCCCCCGGTCCAATACTGGAGAAGAAACATGGATCTGTACAACGCTTCCATGGGGGAAGAAGAACCCCAAGAGATCGAACTCACTCATGAACAATATGTTGAAGCAAAGACCCACTATGAGGGTATCATTGCACGGAGTGAGGCAGCCAAACGTCTGGCAGAGAATGAAGATTTCAAATCTCTAATCATCGACGGATACCTCGACGACGAACCCAAACGACTTGCTGATCTGATGGCTTCAGGCCGTCTCACGCAAGGTACTCTGGATGCTTGCTCTGCGGACATTCGTGCTGTTGGTTCTTTCCGGAACTACATGAAAATGTTCGTTGAACAGGGTGGTATTGCAGAAGCAGAACTTGCTGCTTTGGAAGAAGCCCGAGAAATCGCACTGAAAGAAGAAGCAGCATTGGCCGGGTAATCCCCGGCTTTTGCCTATCAATTTTGCCCAATGATGGAGAAAGATCATGGCTAAACCGACGACACTCAAAGACTTCGAAAACATGTCCGATGAGGATTTCCTGAAGCTGGATGAAGAAGACTTTTCGGGTAACATGCCCGAAGGTGAAACTGATTTCACCACTCATGCTCCAGTCGAAGAGGAAACTCCGAATGTACAAGTTGAAGAAACTCCTGACACCAATGAAACTGTGGATGGTGACGACGGCACTGACGGTGCTGAGTCTGGCAATGCCGGGGATAGCTCTGATTCCCAGTCCGATGCCGAGTTCGAAGAAGCGAACAAAGACGGTCCCAAAGCAGACCCGATGGCCGGTGAAGGAGAATCAGCATCCAAGGATGATGCAAAAACCAAAGAAGGTGAGCAGCCCGATGCAGACACCGGGAAAGAAGGGAAGACTCCCGATGCGAAAGCCGAAGATGGAAAGCCTGTAAAGGCTGAAACTCCAGCAAAAGCTGGGTACTACAAACTTCCTGAAGGAATGGATACTGCGGGTGTTGATGCAGCCGTAGACTTCTACAAGAAGATCACTGTTCCTTTCAAAGCTGATGGAAAGGATTTCTCTGTTCGAAGTCCAGAAGATGCTATTCGACTCATGCAACAAGGCGTGAACTATTCACGTCGTATGCAAGAGATCAAACCAATGAAAGCAATGAATCGGATGCTTTCTGACAATGGTTTGGCCGATCAGAACAAGCTGAACTTTGCAATCGACTTGATGAAAGGCAACAAGGATGCAATTGCCAAGTTGCTGAAAAGTCACAATATCGACCCAATGGATCTTGATACCGAGAAAGAAACCGGTTATCAGGCCACTAACTACGGTGGAAACACTCAAGACAATGCGTTCCGCGATGCACTGGACGAAGCAATTGCTATTCCTGAAGGTCAGGCTCTGGTTAGCGAGATTCATGCAAAGTGGGATCCAGCGTCCAAAGCTAAATTGAGGGAAGACCCCAGTATTCTGGGCAATCTGACTGAGATGAAACGCTCGGGTGTTTACGACAAAGTAGTGGCTGAATTGGAATATCAGCAGGCACAGGGCTACCTTCGTGGAGTTCCGTTCCTTGCAGCGTTTGATCAGGTCGGACTGGCCATGAAGAACGCAGGAGTATTCGAATCGGCCTCACAACCCGCTGCACATGGCACTCCGATGGCTCCTTTGGCTACTCAGCCACAGGACCAACCCACAGGACAGCCAGTAGCGTCGGGAGCAAGGAAGCCACAGGCACCGAAGAAGCCTGTCGCCAATCCACATCTTTCTTCGACACCTCCTACGAAACAGACTGGAAACCAACCGAACTCCATGCCTGATTTCAATAAGATGTCGGATGAGGACTTCTTGAAGATGGCTCCTCCCGAATAAACGCAACTGAGTCTCTCACATCTATGAAAGGATATCGCCATGACTCAGATTTACAACGCTCCGAAGGTCGGGGATTCGGGTTCGCCCCAATCCAGTGTCGGCCCTCAGTTCAACACCCACTACTGGGATCGCAAATCTCTGATCGACGCTGCGGAAGAGATGTACTTCTCGCCGCTGGCTGATGTCCGTTCGATGCCGAAACACTACGGCAAGGAACTGAAGGTGTTCTACTACGTCCCGATGCTGGACGATCTGAACGTCAACGATCAGGGTATCGACGCCAATGGCGTTGCTCGTGTTCCCGGCACGTTCACTGTCACGTTCCCGATTTCGGGTGTTCGTGTTGCAAACGTCTCGAAAGCGGCTGCTGTGACTGCGATCAACGACAACGTGAACTCTGCTACGGGTACTGCTCAAGTCGTCGCCACCGCTGGTGCTGATGGTTCGGGTGGTACGGGTCTTGCCCTGATCACTCTTACGGACAACGTGATTCACTATGCGAACGAGACCGATGCTGATGCTGCCATTACGGCTGCTGGTGCTGGTGTCAAGCAAGAGAACGTCGGTGCTCTGTATGGTGGTTCCCGTGATGTGGGTACGATCCTTGGCAAGATGCCGATGCTCACTGAGCAAGGTGGTCGTGTCAACCGTGTCGGCTTCACTCGTCTGGAACGGAAGGGTGAAATCCAAGAGTACGGCTTCTTCATGGAATGGACTGAAGATTCGCTGATGTTCGATACCGATTCCGATCTTTACGGCCACCTGAGCCGTGAGATGCTGCGCGGTGCGAACGAGATCAACGAAGATCTGCTTCAGGCTGACCTGCTGGCTGCTGCTGATGTGAAGGTGTATCCGGGTGTCGCAACTGCGATTCACAATATCTCGGGTGCTCAAGGTGCGGTCGATCTTCTGACTGTTACTGACCTGAAGCGTCTGTCGGTGACTCTGGATGACAACCGCACGCCCAAGAAGACCACGATCATCAAAGGTAGCCGTATGACGGATACCCGGACGATCTCGGCTTCGCGTATCGCCTACATCGGCTCCGAACTCCAGATCATGATCTCGGAGTGGGCAGACTTCGTGCCTGTGGAGAAGTACGCCGATGCTGCAAGCATTATGAACGGTGAGATCGGGGCAATCCCAACTGCTCATCTCCGTATCGTTGTGGTTCCGCAGATGATGCGTTGGCAGGGTGTTGGTGCTGCTGAAGGCACCAATGGTGGCTACCAAGCGACCGGTGGTCGTTACGACGTGGCTCCGCTGCTCGTGATCGGTGATCAGGCATTTGCGACCATTGGTCTGCAAGGCATGGGTACTGGTGCGAAGGCGAAGTTCCGGATCATCGTGAAGAAGCCGGGTGAGAAAACTGCTGACCGCAGTGATCCTTACGGCAAGATCGGGTTCTCCTCGATCAAGTTCTTCTACGGCTTCATCAAGCTCCGTGGTGAGCGGATGGCCGTGGCGTACAGCCCGATCCCGGAATAAGTCTATTCCATATGAACTGATTGAGGCCCCCTAGTGGGGCCTCTTTCATTTGCCAAGGTATTTAGTCTGTGTTAAGCGGACTTCACCATGGTAACTCACAAAGGATGAACCCAATGGATGATATCTCCAACAAAACCAACGAAGAACTCCTGACTCTGGTCATGGAGACGGATGACAAAGAAGTTCTGCGGTTTATCGCCAATGAACTGGAAGTGACTTTCTCCGGTAACACAGGGAATTCGACTCTGAAAGAGAAGATCGTTCCTGTGCTGGAAGCTCGTCTCGAAGCAGAATCCAAGCCAGATGAAGATGACCCCATCATGGCTGCTCTGGCTTCGAAACCTGAAGTCGTTGAGGCTCAGGCTGCTGCCAAGAAAGAGCGGAAACTTCTGGATCTTCCGAAAACTGCACTGGCAGAAATTGACCCCCATACTGCGGGTCTGTCTGACATCGAGAAACGTGCTATCGTTCGTGCGAAGGCAATGCGTCTTCATCGTGTGCGTGTTTCGAATCTGGATCCTGCTGACTCTTCGCTGCAAGGTGCAATTGTCACGGTCTACAACAAGTTCACGGGCAAGGTGTCGAAGTACATTCCCTTTGGTGAAGAGAATGACTACGGCTGGCATGTGCCTGAGATCCTGATCAATGAACTCAAGAGTCGGACTTTCAATGTCCGCAAAGAGGTCAAACGTCCGGGTCAGAGCTTTGGTGTGAAAGAATATCGCACTGTTCAACAACGGAAATTCGCCATCGAATATCTTGAACCTCTGACTGCTGAGGAACTCAAGAATCTGGGCGATGACCAGAAAGCACGCGGAGCAATCGACACGACTGCTGCGTAAGCGTATAGAGGGTCGTGAACCAAGGAGAATTTGCCATGTCTGATAAATTCGTAAACTCTGACAATTCGTCTACTCTGGCGAATAACCTGTTCACGGCCCTCACTGCTGGTGTGACGATTCCTCCGTCCCCAGACTTCTCTGATCCGAAGTATGATTTCACTCCGGATGAGACGACTGATCTTTACAAGGACATTGTTGGTGCAACCGTCGCAGAAGTAACCCTCGGTGAGAATACCATCGGGGGTACTGGTGCATTTGACGTGTTCATGACCGCAATGGACAAGCACCTTGAGCGTGAGTTCAAGGGTAATCGAATCACTGGTTCACAGTACGCAGAGGTCTATACCGCTGTGGCGAATCAGGTGATGGGACAAGCTGCTTCCTTCGTTCTCCAGAAAGATCAATCTCGCTGGAATGCTGTGACTGCTCAGATGCAGGCACGTATCGCTGAGATTCAAGCCACTGAGGCTCTGATCAATCTGGAGCGAACCAAGATTGAAGCTCTGAATGCCAACTTCCAATTGAACCTGACTGCTGCTCAGTATGCACTGACCAAGATGCAGATCGCTACGGAAGAGGCTTCTCATGATGCAGTCACTGCGGATGTGGCTGCCAAAGAATACACGGTCAACTATCTGCTGCCTGCTGATCTGGCCATCAAACACTATGAGCGTCAGCAAGTGATGCCAACCGGTGTGGCTGTTCAGAAGGTTCAGGTGGATCGTATCCTGCCTGCACAGGCTGCAATCGCTGAGTTCCAGAACCGTGTTCTTCAGCCTCTGGAACGCGATATCCAGTTGCTGCAACGTGATCGCATTATCCCCACTCAGGCGGATATCGAAGACTTCAAGCGTGACAACATTCTGCCGATTGAACTGGCTCAGGCTCAGCACGTCGTCAATGTTCGTCAGCCTGCTGAGTCGGAACTCATCTTTGAACAGATCGAGAAAGAGCGTGCAAACACTCTCGATACCCGTCGTGATGGTCTTACTCCGATCTCTGGTGTCATTGGTTTGCAGAAGCGTAACCTCGACGTGGATGCAGACATCAAGGACTACAACCTGAACAACACCCTTCCGACGCAGCTTACCCTGCTTGGAAAGCAGATCATTCTTACCACTGAACAGGGTGAGAAAGAACGTGCTCAGACTCTGGACACTCGTTCGGATGGTGCAACGGTTGAAGGTCAGATCGGAAAGCAGAAGGATCTGTACGATCAGCAGATCGACAGCTTCATCAAGGATGCTCAACAAAAGGCTGGTAAGCTGTTTCTCGATACGTGGATCACTCGTAAAACTCTGGATGATGCTGTGCAGCCTGCTATCGAGTTTGAAGTCGATGCGGTGGGTGATGTGCTTGGAGCTATCCGGACGAACAACAACCTGTAAGGAGAAGTCATGGGTCTCTTCTCCTCCAAGAAAATCATTACGGTCTCGTCCACCCTCTACAACATGGCAGGGGATGAACGGGACCGTCCTGATTTCCTGAAAGGCACGGTCTTCTCGTCCGTGATCAGTAATAGTCCGTCTATCGCTGATGACCTGAATACAGCTTACATGGGTGGTCCGGGGCTTCAGCAAAAACAGTTCTTTCAATACTATGATCGAAACAACTTTCCCGGACTTCCTACTGCATCAATCGTGAATACAGTCACATTGAATCCTTTGGATGTTCAGCCTGAGATCCCTCTTTCTCCAGTACCTCCTGCTCCTGCTGGTTTGAATCTCAGGTGCTATGCTGCTGAAGTGACTGATGGATCTTTTGAGTCTTGGATCGAACGATGGATTCTACAGAATCATCCAACTCGAATTGGTGAAGATTGGCTTGGTGAATATGAACCAAGTACCAATGAGTTTTCTGTGGAATTTCCCAACAACGATACCTTCATTTGGACGAACAACATTGCTCCAGTCTATAGCCCATCGAAACGCTATATCGTGGCAAAGTACATCGAGTATCTGGATGAAAGCGAAGAGGCTGTTCAGACTGGTTCTGAGACAGTAGACGATCCTGTTTTGCCTGATACGACAGGCTTCACCAATCTTGTGACTTCAGGAACTTTCACTCCTGTCACTCTTCAGAGAGTTCGTAATACAATTCTCTCTTACAACAATGGAGATCCTGATCTTCAAGTCGAAACAAACGTCGATGCTGATGTGCCGGGAGAAGTCCATAATTGGAATCAGGAATGGGAAAAGGAAACCGTAACCTCTGTGAGTGGTCTTCAGGTTCAGGGTCTTCGTGAGCTTCTCTATATCCAAGCAACAGATGTAGTGACCAATGACTATTCCAATGTGGTAGTTACTCAGACTGATCTGGGTGGTGGGGTAATTGAAACCCGAACTGAAACTACCACAGGAGAACAGGTAACTGATCAATACACTCATCGAATTGATACTCAGATTCTTCTGAGTGGAAATCAGTATGGGCCAGAGCAAATCTTCATCTACGAACTGAATACAGGAAACTCGATTCTTGATGCTTTGGTTCAAGATGTTGATGTTTCTGGTTTGCCGCAGGAATTCTTTCCTTTCATGCCAGTTAGGATCAACAACGTATCTGTGGCAGATCCAGTGTATGCAGATCTCTATGATGACATGTCCAAAGCCTATAAAAGAGGTTTTGGATACAAAAGGAAATTTGGATCCCTTGTAGAATCTGTTGAAGAGAATCCTTCAATTGCAGACATCGACTATGCTTATCTCTGTTTTGGAGCATCTCTGAATGTAAAAGAGATGGCTTGTCGTCGATACATATTCAATTTCTTCCAGAAGATGATTCCATTTCAGTCTGGTGGCTCTGGATCGGCAATGGCCAATCTTCAAACTCAAGTAGATGAATATGATGCTGCTCTTCAAGCTCTTCGTGATTGGGAGACTCAAGTTGCAAATATGAACCAAGACAGACTTTGGACTGAGCTTCCTCCTCGTCCTGAGATTCCTGCTATCAGCCCTCCTCCAACGAATACCATTACACTGGCAGAGGCTTCTCTTGGTTTCGATATTCGTATGGTTTGGGTCCATGCAGAAGTGAACCAGTTCAATGGAACTTTCACTCGTCAGGATTCTGATGTTCTGGGACAGCAAGCTAAGAATAACGATATCGAATTGCGTGTGGGAACTCCTTTTACATGGGAAGAAAGAGAATCCTACAACACACGAAACGGAGAAGAAGAAAGAGTAATTCAGAAGTCAATTCCTTCGATGGAGATCTGGTGGCAAACTGATCCCGGATCTTATCGAGTTATGACTGTATGGGGTCTTGTATCATACAACTACATTTACGGTGGTAAAGCAGTTGTCATTACTTCAACTGAAGCTCTTCAGGATACTGAGGAGTCTGGTTTCTTGGTTCCACTCCATTATCCAACCATGTTGGAAATAGGGATTGTAGATTATACCCAAATGGCTACAGCCAATTCACACATCCTATTTAACAGCTATGAAGTGACAAAACAGAGATGGTATGAGAGAGGGATCTTCAAGATTCTCTTGGTTATTGCCATTTTGATTGTGGCTGTTATTGTTTTTCCCGGTGCATTTTCAGCCGGTGGTGGGATTCTGGGAGGTAATCTCGCGCTTGGTACAGCCTTGGGTCTTACAGGTACAGCAGCCCTCGTAGCAGGTGTGGTGGCCAATTACATTGCTTCGATCATCATTGCTGAAGTTCTGAAGATCGTAGGTACTGCTCTCTTCGGTGAGAAGTGGGGTGCTCTGTTTGCTGCTATTGCTGGTTTCGCAATCGGTGCAGCAATGACGGGTATGAAGATCTTCTCTGCAAAAGGTATCTTGGGTCTGGGTAATGCTCTGGCAAACGGCTATGCTGGATGGGTTCAGGGCAATATTGCTGAGATGCAAGAAGATCTTGTTGGGGAACAAGATGCTTACGAAAAGACGATGGACAAGATCAATGAAATGCTGAAAGACCTCTATAACCAAAACGGATTGAATTTCAATCCGATGAGCCTTATGGATGGGACACGGAACACTGGCGGCAGTGGCGGCTACCTTCCTGAAACCCTAGATGGGTATATCAGCCGTACAACCATGACTGGGGGAGATGTTGTAGATCTCACCTTTGCTATGGTAAATGACTTCGTAGAGATTCAACAAACACTGCCGAGGAATTGATCATGACTGCACTCTCTTGGGGAAATACTCTTGGCGATGCCACGATGAATGGCTCGGATATGTCAAATCTGGGCTTTGCCACTGGTCAAGTGGTTTCGAACCCTGTCGGTGCGACAGGTGCTTCTGTTTCTGCTCCTATCAGCGGTGTGACTGATACCTCCACTGTTCTGAGCAATCCGGGAACGGCTGCTGGTCAGACAGGTGGTGCAGGAAACTTCTGGTCGAAAGATGGTGGTGCTGGCCTCATCCTTGGTGGTGTTCAGGTTCTAGGGAACCTCTGGAACTCTTATCAAGCCAACAAGATGGCGAAAAAACAGATGTCCTTTGCTCGTGAGCAGTGGAACACCAACCTCGCAAACCAAACACAAACGTACAACACCGCTTTGGAAGATCGGATTCGTGGTCGTTACGCTGAAGGCGTTCGTTCAGAAGCTGATGTCCAAGGTGAGATCGACAAACACAGCCTCTAAGGAATAGCCCATGTCCCGAGATCAACGACTCGTATGGCGCGAACTGAGCCAAGCCCAACCGAACGTGGCTCCCCTTTTGGCTCAGGCCAATGAGGGTTTCAACAATGCTGCTGATGCGGCTGGATCCATTCTGGAACGCTACCAGAGTGGTCGAGAATCTATTGGTGATCGTGAAGCCGCACGTCGTCTGGCTGGGATCAATGATGAAGCTGAATTTGATTCGTTCCTTGCAAATGGTGGTCTTGCTGATCTTCAAATTTCGAGAGAGATGCAAGCTAACCTGATGAACATGCGTGGAACTGCTCTGGGTTATCAGAACAACCGTTCGATCATGAATGATCGAGATACTCGTACTGGTCTTGCAGTGAATGCTGATGCTCGTCTTGGAGATCTTCATGGTGTTGCCATGGAAGATCATCGCTGGCGTCAAGGTGCTCGTGCTGAAGAGGCTGGTCTATCTGGACTCTATGTGGCTGATCGTCTTCATGGTCAGACTCATGGAACCACTGGTGGTGCTGCAACAGCTTCAACAGGTGGTGAAGATGTACCATGGCTTCAGATGCAGAACCAAGATGCAATTCGAAATGGTGCTTTGTCTCCAGAATTGACTCGTGCCATGGGCTTTCTTGGTGACATGGGTATCACTTTCCGTGTGAACTCTGGTGGACAGAATCCCGGAGAAGGAACCGGTTCCAATCGTCATGATCATGGTAATGCTGCTGATGGTGATCTCTACATGGGAGATACCATACTCGACTGGAACAACCCACAACACATTCCTATTCTTCAGGAAGTGGTTGCTCGTGCTCGTTTGAACGGTGTCACCGGTATTGGTGGTTCAAACAGCTATATGGGTGCTGGTCGTATGCACTTTGGTTTTGGCAATGAAGCTGTATGGGGTGGTACTAATCATACCCGTGAAGGTCTTCTTGCTGATGGTGGTGGATGGTTGGCAGAATCCTTTGACAATCCTCAACAATTTGCCAACCGTTCTGGTCAGTTCACTCCTCAATCTGCAACTGCGGCTGTAGCACAAGGTGCAAGTCCTCGTGGTGCTTTGATGACTGCTCTGGCAGATTCTCAGTTTCTGAATCTCTCTCAGATTGAAGCAATCATGACTGGTTCTGATACATTCCGTGCTGCTGGTGATCAGCAGATCATGGAAGATATCACTCAGCAAAATCAAGATATTGCTGCAAACATCTTCCAAGAACGGATGGCAGATCCAAACATCCTGAACCAGACTGATTTCCTTCAGGCTCTGAATGAAGATCTGGCTCAATCAGGAAACTTCTCTGATGCTGAACGTCTTCAGGCAACTCAGTGGGCTGAAGATCTTCTTGCCAACTCTTCGGCATTCCAAGAGCAACTGGCTCCCAGTGTGACTCAGGATGTGGCTGCTACCAACATCATTGCTGGTGCAGAAGCTGATATGCGTCAGGGTCTGGAAGGCTCTGCTATGGGACGTATCCAAGTGGATACACAACGCTTCATGCAAGCTGAAGATCCTATTGTCGAACTTGAGCAGATGCTCAATCTTGACACTGATGGTCAATCTGCTGGTGTGTGGGGTGGTCTTCTTACTAAAGGCGAAGCTGGTTATGATCGAAACAACCTTCGTAACCTTGTGGATCGTATCGCGTCTGATAACCGTATCACAGAAGCACAAGCTGCTGCTGTGGCTCGGGAAATCTTTGTTCGGGATCCTTTCTCGTTTGCTGGTTTTGGTGCCAATACTCTGGAACGTCGTTTTGATATTGATGATGCTGCCGAGATGGCTCAAAAGGTTTTGAATCCTGATGCTCAGTCTCGGTTTGGTGATGCCAATCGTCGTGCTGCTGAAATTCAACAGGATCTGGCAGAAATCAACAAACAGATCTTGGAAGATCAACAACGCCTTGAAAAGACTCGTGATTCTCGTGAGCGTCAAGTGATTCAAGAACGTATTGCTGCTGGGCTTACCCAAATGACAGCAATTCGATCTGAGGCTCGTGGTTTGTTCAGTGAAGATGCTCTTCTTCGTCCGGGTGGTCAACAAGACCCTGCTGAAGCTGCAATCGCTGCTGCGGCTGCACGTCGTGGGGCAGTAGCAAATCAGCTTGTGCCATAAAACCTCTGGAAACTCTGCTCATGGTATGCCATATCGGGGTCACAATGTGATCTATTGGGACACTACATACCATGAGCGGACCTTATCAAACTTCACCACTTGATCCGATCATTGCACAACGCAATGAAACTGAAACCGCTCGTGAAGCTCAACGACAGCTTCTAGATCCGACTTTCCATACACGGGCTGCCATTGCTGCTGAGCAAGACAATATGCTTGCTACTGAAGCTGGTTTGGCTCGTGATCTCTTGGTTGAGAACTTTGATACCCTTCGAATGAAGTATGGTCAGGATGTCGCTGACCAAGCATTCACTCTTCGGAATACCCAAGAAGAACTCGCACGCTTCCGTGATGACAAGAATTCTGTTGCACAAGCTGCTGGAGATGCTTCTCTGGATTTCATCTCCAGCTTTGTAGGACTAGCCGGGAACACTGTTGGTGCTCTGGCTGTTCGTCCTATGGCTTGGGCTGCTGGTGTAGATGCTGATGCTGCTTCTGCAACTCTGGCCGATTTCACAAGTTTCGTTCAGGAAGAGATTCGTTCTGGTCGATCTGATCGTGCTCAGGCAAGCTCTCAGTTTGCTGCCATTCAACAGAACCTTGACAGTCAGGACAACTTCGTTGAAGCCCAACGTGCCATTGAAGACGGTATGTCTCCTTGGATGGCTTCTGCCCAGATGGTCGGGAAGAACTTCCTTGATGCAGGAAAGAACATTGGAACTGACTATGGTCAGGCTCAGGAACTGATTGCTCAATCTCTTGGTTCACTGGGTCCGTCTGCTGCTATTGCCCGTGGTGCAAGTATTCTGGCTGCCAAAGGTGTGGCCCGTCTTACTGCATCTAAGCGTGCTCAGTCTCTTGCTGCTGCGGGTGCTGCTGCTGCCGCTATTGGTGCAACGGAAGCCTCTGGAACCTACGCAGAAACCATGCAAAACGTCATGGACATAGATCAGGAAACCCTGAACCAATCTGAAGTGTATCAAGGTCTTCTGGAAGAAGGGTATTCTGAATCGGAAGCTCGTGTGGCTCTGGCCAATATGACTGCTGAGACTGCATTCTCTGCGAACCTTCCCGCTGCCATTGCTCTTGGTATGCTCACTCGTCGCTTTGAAACTGCTCCTATCGGGGCATTCAAAGGATCGGGGATCGTTGACGGTATGCGTCAAATCACTGCTCAAGGTGTGGAAGAAGGTGGTCAGTCTGCTGCATCGGTTCTGTCTGGTGCTCTTGCCATGAACGAACGTGCAGATATTGGCACGTCGTACACTGAAGGACTGGGTGAAGAAGTTGCAGCCGGTGCTTTGGGTGGTATTGGACAAGCTGGTACTTTGGGTGCTCCTCGTGTTGCTCTGAACACTGTGGCTCAAGCTCCGGGTGCTGTGGTAGCTGGTGCTCAAGCCCTTGGTTCAGGGGCTGTCACAGCCGCACAGGCTGCTCAGTCGATCTATGAGTCCACTGCACCTGCTCGTGAGCGTGCTGGGGCTGCTGCACGCAATACGGCTGCTGCTGGGGCTATTGCTGCTGGTCCTTTGGCTGATGCTGTCGGAGAACGTGCTGCTCCCGTCGTGAGGCAAGCTCAAAGGGTTGCTGAAGCCACAGGGCAACTGATTTCGCCTGCTATCGCTTACGTGGCTGATTCCACCATCAACAAAGCCAATCGGAAACAATTGAAAGCTAATACTCAATCTGCTCTGGATCTCAACGAAGAGGTCTCGACGCAGATGGAGAACTTGGCTCCTGAGCTTCAGACAAAGATCAATGAAGTGGATGAACCATCTGAAGGCTTTGCTGGTCTTCAGGGGAACAATGTCATTGAGACTGTTGCTGCCATCAATGCCAAGATGTCTGAGAAAGGTTTCCGTCTGGGGACAGAGGACACTGCATATGCAGCGAACCAACTGATGAAGATTCGTCAGATGGCTAACTCTCTACCTCCGAAAGCCAAACGGCTGGCCAATGCTCTGATTGATACCCCTGCTTCGCAGAGGATTATCAAAGAAGCTGGTATGGTGGATCTGAACGATACGAAGCGTGTCGGGATCATCAAGGATTCTGCGATCACTCCGAAAGAGGTCAAGCTCACGAAAGACGTGGCTTTGATCAACCCGACGAATGTGAACCCTGATCGTACTGAGAAGATTCTCGAACAGAACTCCAAGGATTTCACACCTCTTCAGGCAAAGATTACGCGGGTTGCTCTCAACGCATCTCGTGCCGTGAACGAACGTTTGGACACTCAGATCGAGATCCAAGACGAGGAGAACATCGGTCTCAGCAGGATTGGAGAGCAACCCAAGAAAGGAACGTCGAGAGATGAAGTGAGTCGCTCGATCCTTGCTGAAGGTTATGAATCTCGTGGTGCCAAGCCAAGGCTGTACCGTTCGGTGAATGATTTCGCACGAGATATCATTCAAGGACTTCAATCTCCTGATCAGACTGTACTGGATAATGATGGAAACATCATTCCTTTGGCTCAGGTGGCTCAGGAATTCACCAACTTTATCCAGCATATGAACAACAAGGTGGATGCCTTGAACCGTTCTGCTGCTGCTAACGTCGTGAACAAGAAAGGAAAACGTGTTGGTCCTTCTCTTGGTTTCCGTGGATTAAAGAATCCTCTTCAGTTCGAAGAAGAAGCTAACTGGAAAGGATCCAAAGTCTTCGTGCATCTGGATAATCCTGAGTCCATCGCTACTGCAAAGCAAGTGGAAGCTGATGTCCGTACTGCTGAGACTGTCTATGCTGCGATCCAGAAGGAATTCCCCGAAGTCTTCGAGGGAATGAACATTGTGATGCCAGTCACACTGACTCTCCCCGACAACAACCCAACGGCTGTCGAGGAGGAAACGGCAGTTTCCGACGAGCAGCAGAAACAAACACAAGAACAGTCAACTCCCTCGGAGACTATCGACGAAGACACGCCGCAGGCGGTGTCTGAGGAGATTGTGGAAGATACCATTGAAGAAACTCCTCCAACGGCTATCGACGATGGAGCAACTGGTGTTGAAGAAAGAACAGACGAGGCGCAAACCGAGTCTGTGAATGATGAAACTCCAGTTGAAACGGAGGAGACTGATGCAGACAAAGACCTCTACAACCTGTTGAAAGATCCTTCCAAGTGGGATCCGATTGATCGTGTTCGTGTGAAGGCAATCACTAATGCTGCACGTAACCAAGTACGTGCTCTGATCGAAGCCAAGTTTGGTAAAGATGCTCTGAAGCGTGTCGATCAAGTAACGATCTATCCGGATCGTGTAGAAAAAGGTTGGGGGTTTGCATGGACTCCTGCTGGAAAGAAACGTGGCGAAATCTTCATGAATGAGAAGATGTTCGACAGTGAAGGTAATCTAACCAAGAATGGTAAGAACGTCGTGGTCCATGAAATGGCCCATGTAATGGACTTCACTCATACTCGTTTCTCTGATGATCCTGCATCAATCTCCAAGCAGCGTATGTTTGAAATTGGTCAGCCTCTTGATCAGGAATGGCAAGCAATCGACCATAACTACAATGAATTCACTCAGAGTCGTTATGAGTATGTTGAGTCTTTCCAAGAAGATGGAGATCTTGATCAGCGTCAGGCTGAGATGTGGGCTGTGCTCACTGAATACTTCTTCATGGGTGGTCGTGACATGCTTGCGAACGCCCCTATTGCCCTAGCAGAACTGGAGCGAATCTATGGCCCAAGACCCGAAGCAACTCGAACTGCCCCTGAGTCCGTCAGTACCGAAAACACCGGTTCCGGACGAGATGGAGATATCGTCGCAATCGAAACCCCAGTCGAAACAGAAACCAATGAACAAGTAAGCGAAACCACTGGTCAGGCTGTGACTCGTGGATTCAAAGTGCTGGGTGAGTTCTGGAATTCCTTCATCATGAAGGAGACTGAGGGCCATCCCAGCACTATGTCTGAGCTTGAGAAGGTCATGGCTAATAGTAAGAAAGCCAATGCTGAATCTCTGAACTTTGTCAAGGCTGTAGGGGATGTTTTGAAGGCTCAGATGCGGAAGCGTCTGGACAAACAGATCACTGTGAATGGACGGAAGAAGACTATTCGTGAGTTCATTCAGGAAGGTCAGACTCAGTTCCCGCAGTTCCGTGGTGGTATGCTGGTGGATCCCAAAACTGGGAACTACGATGAGAACCTGTTGGATATGGTTGCTGTGGCTGTGTCTGACTGGCTCATGAACAACACTGGATCTGATCCCAACCGTATCGACGACACTCTTGAGAAGCTGGGTCTGAACCTTGTGGACATCTCTGAAGAGCATCACGGTGCTGTGATGAATGGTGTTCCTCCCAGCAATGCTGTGGACAGTCTCAGCAATGAGATCATGCGTATGCTCGACATCCAGATGGATCCGAAACAGAAAACCAATATCCTTCAAGGGATTATCCATGGTTTCACCAAAGAGGTTTTCACTGCTCTGTCTCAGGATGGTCGGTTTGTGCAGACTGCACGCTTTCCTGTGGATACCGGGAAGACTGACAAGAAAGGGAACAAGATCACCCAGATGACGGAAACGTATCTGGTGAACAACCTGATCGACGAAGAGACTGGGGAGAACCCTCTGCGTGATTGGCGTGCCAAAGTTCAGGCTGCCAAGACTCAGGGCAAGGCTGCCACTGTTCGTGAAGTTCTGTTTGGTGATCGTGCTCCCATCTGGTCAATCGGGAAGAAAATCGAAACTGTTGATGAGACTCAGGGTCGTACCAACATCCTGCTGTCCATGCTTGAGAAGCGTGCTCTCAAGAAGATGCAGGACATTCCGAGCTATCTGGATGAAACCTTCGCCCAAATCGTAGCCTATTTCGATGAGGGTGTGATTCAGGATGTGCTTGGTTTCACTGATGATGAAACCGAGAACTCTGTGCTGAAGAAGTCCATTCGTGGCAAGAACATCAGCATCACGAAGAACATCGACGAAACCACTGCTCTCGTTGAGGCTCTCTCCAATAGTGGAGATGAACCGGGCAAGATCCCGGTGTACTTCCCGTTTGGTATCACCAAGGTGGGTCGTCATCAGGCTCAGGGTCCGAACCCTCAGAGCAACAAGTTCATGCGTGCTCTAGTCACTGCGACTTGGAGTGTTATCTCTTTGAACAATCTGGATAATTTCTGGATTGCCGTGGGTCAGGCTGCTGATCTCAGCGGTGTGAACAAGGCTGAAAAGAAGAACCATCGCTTCATCATTGAGAATGCTCCTCGTATCTTTGAAGAGACTTTTGGTCCTGCCAAGGACATGATGAAAGAGATTCTCAAAGGGAATGATATCGACCAGCAGGCATTCAAGGATGCCGTGGGTATTGTTGAACCTCAGCAACTGAAAGCGATCATGGCTGTGGCTCAGATGGAGCTTGCCCGTGAGAACGGACAGACTGATTTCCGTACCTCTCTCAGCTTTGAGCTTGATGGTCTGACGAACGGTGTTGCCAACATGATGGTGAACTTCGCTCAGGGTGTGATCTCTTCTGAGATGTTCGAGAACTTCCAGCGTGTGGGTCTGTACCTTGGAAAAACTGGCAAGGCAGTGAATGACTACTTTGCTCAGAAAACCAGCCTCGACATGTACGAGACTGTCGCTCGTTTGGGTGATCAGATCCTCATGCGTGTGGAAGGTTTGGAACCATGGCAATTGGAGCAGCGTAAGGCTGCGATTCGTCTGGCAGGTATCATCGGAAACTTCGATCCTGATACCGGTCAGATGACTCGTAACTCTGCCAAAAATCCGATGACAAAGATCAACTATGGATCTGGTGTCCGTGGTGTGGCTGTTGGTATTGCTGATGACATGCTGATCAAGTTTTATGAGGATCTTCAGAAGAAGCCGGAGAATGTGTCTCTGGATGAGTTCTACTATCCCGGATTCACCAAGGATATGAATGCCTTGGGTCTGAAGATTGGTGACAAACCATCCAAGAAATTCAACTTCCCTTCGGAACAGGTGAACAAGTTCCGTACCTCGATCCAATTCAGCATTGGTAAAGCTCTGACTGAGGCTACCAAGGCTGTCATTGGTCATAAGGTCGGTCGTCTGAATGATGTCATGGTGATGTCCACAAACATTCAGGCCCGGTATCTCCAGAAGATCTACGATGCTGAGCTTGAGAAACTGGCTGAAGATCTGGCTAAACAGGACAAGGTTGGCCGTAACTCTAAAACCGGCAAGGCTCGTATCACTGAAGTTCCTCTGGAAGAGATCCGGAAGCTGGAAGATCGTCTGATGACGATGGCTCCCATCTTCGTGTCTGATGACCAGTCTCTTCTGATTGGTGGTTTCACCAAGCAGCGTGCAGATGACTTCCGTACTTCGACCAACTTTGATCGTGAGATGACTCAGGGACCGCAGATGCGTCGTCCTGATGATGTGGGTGTTCGTGCCATTCCGTTCTCTGTGATCGGTACTGGCGACGCCATGATGATGAATCTTATCTTTGGTTCGGATGGAGCACCTGACGACGTACTGGGGATCTTCGATGGTCTGGATATCCCTCTGGACAAGATCCAAGAGTATGCCCCTTACGTGAACCAGCAGGTGGCAAAGTCTTGGGATCGTGATGTTCTTTCTATGGTTCAGCAGAACTTCAACGGCTTCCTAAACAATCCGGAAGTGGATCGTAATCTTTTGGAAGAAGTCGTGTCTGAACTGGCTTCAGAAAACAAGAATCCTGATCTGAACTTTGCCACCTCTGCTGATGCAGTGGGAGATTTTCTGACAGAAGCTCTTCGTCAGAACCGTGCATTCAAGCAAGTAATGAAAGAGACTGCACGTACTGTTGATCAAATGGGTGGTTCGTCTGTAGGCTGGAGCAGCAGCACAGGTGAGGAGCGTTCTCCTGCGGAGATCAACACCCGTATTCAACGCCTTCTGGAAGGCAAGAACCCGGACAAGAAGACCGATGTGAAAGCACCGGTATTCGTCACCACTGTGGGTGCTCACTTCCAAGCCTTGAAACTGAATGACCGTCAACTGAAGGTCATCAACAAGCTGATGCAACTGGACGAAACTGGTCTGATGGAAGCCCAGCTTGTGATGGGAACTGTCGAACAGGTTCGTGACTGGATGCAGGAAAACATGCCTAATGCCACCAACGTCATGCGTGACGTGAAAGGTGGTTGGGATGTGGAAAACCGGATCATGTATCTGGCCACCAACGATCCTGAAACCTTCATACATGAGTTTGTTCATGCTGCGACGTTCAACACTGTGCTCGATCACTACGAAGGGAACGGGAACAAGTGGGTGAAGAACCTTGAGGATCTCATGGTTCAATTCCTGAATATCGAGTCCAAGGGCCAGAACATCATCAATGCTCAGGTGGCAATCTCTCGTCACTGGAACAAGACTGATCCATGGAGCAAGGCTGCTGCTGTGAATGAATACATGGCTTGGGCCTTGTCCAACAGCCAGATCACTAAGCGTCTGAAGAGTGAGGAAGCCTCGTTCCTGTCGAAGATGTCTGATGCTGTCCTGAACCTGATGCGTCGTCTGATGGGTGCCATTCCGACGGACATGTTCAACCAGACTGTTTTCAACACTCACATGATGATGATTCCTCATCTGGAGAAAACCTTTGGTGAAGAAGGTGGTAATGGTGATGGTGGAGACGGAAACAATGGTGGGAATGGTGGGGGAGAATCCACTCCTCTCGGAAACAACCATACTGACTATTGGATCCAGACTCTGGAGAACTGGGTCGATCAACAGGATCTCGGTTCTGAAGAAGGCCGTCGTCGTATCTCGAAACTGGCCATCAATCAGGCGAATGCTGATCGTGTTCTCGACTCTCTGCGTCAGGCAGGTATGCTCCGGAATGCAAATGACCGGGCTACCTTCCGTGCGATCTATGGGATCCTGAAGTCTGAAATGGTTCTGGACCCGAACTCTCTGATTGCTCTGACCAAAGTGTTCCAGCACGTTGAGGAGAACATGACTCCTGAGATGTTTGGTTCCACTCCGGAAGATGCACAGACGTACTCTGCTGTCTTGAACTCCTTCGGTGCATATAAGACCGATGACACGTCGGATGCCGTGGCTGTGCTCTTTGCCTTGAGCCAGACATCGAAGAAGTTCCGTGATGTCATGGATCAGATCCCTGCACCTGAGACTGGTGAGATTGGCTCTGGTCTGAATGATTTCTTGGTTCGTGGTACGAACATGTTCATGCGGAAACTCATGGGTACGATCTCTACGGAGAGCGTTCCTCAAGAGGTTCTGGATGGTCTCAAGAAAACCATCGTCGATCACCACCAAGAGAAAGAGTTTGCCATTCTGGAGAAGCTCACAGGTGGTCTGAATGCTGCTGATCGGTTTGTGAAGGATCAGCTTACCAACATCGCTGAGACGATGCGGGATGTGGATGCACAGGCTCGTGCTGATACTCGTGGAACCATCGTTCAATATCTGACCTCGGCCCTGACTTATACCACCAACTTCCTCGACAAACCGGGGACTGAACTGAATGCTCAGATGGCACAGAGGTCTGTCTATCAGGGGATCCCGATTCTTTCCTTGGTTCCGATCCGTGAACTGATCGACGAATTCGTTGGAACCAATCGGGACAACAAAGACTTCGTTTCCATGCTGGACGTGGTGAATAGCCGTATCTCTGGTGTTCGTCAGGCTTTCCGGGAGAACCTGCCTGAGCTTTTGAACAAGCTCTTCAGCACTCCTCCTGTGGCTCAGCAGTGGAAGTCCATGCAACGGACTCTGGGTCGTACTGACTTCACTCGTTTCCTCGATCTGGCAAACCTCCAGTCGGGTATGCAGTTCCTTGAAGAGAGTGGTCGTCGTCAGAATCAGATCCAGTTCTTGGAGCAGCAGCTTCAATCGAAGATGAACCCGACTGACTTCCAAGATGCCATCGACAAATCGAAGCAACTGGCTGACTACATGAACGGGAAACGTGTCGGAACTCTTCTGATCCGTAACGCCTATGCGATCTCTCAGAACCTTGAGGGAGATTATGGGGATGACGTTGTGGCTCTGATCGACGAACTGACCACGTTCTACGCCATCGACACGATGGATGCAGACATCCGTGAGGATACGGTCCAACTGTGGCAGAACGAACCCAAGGCCATCATGGCAATTGTGTCATATATGCAACAGTTGAACGATGCTGAGGATCAGAAGGCTGTCTCTGAACAAGCTAAGCTGAATGGTTTCAAAGGGTATGTTCCCAATTTGGGAGCAGAGAATCATCGTATCATCGTGGCCAAAGACTCTGATGAAGAAGAGATGCTGCACCGGGGCTACAAGAAGATTGCTCCGTTCACTGGTGATGTGAACAACGCATTTGCTCGGTCCTACTATGTGACAAATATATCACAGCAGGGGCAGTATTCTCAGGGAATCATGCAGAATGTCTCCTCCACGTATCGTGGTGTGGACATCAACACTGGTCTGACTGTGACTGGAGATGCGACGAGCTTCATCTCTGATCCTGCTGTGGTGAACCGTATCATGGAAGAACTCCTTGATCCGACCTACACCCCAGAGGATGAGAACGAAGTCCTGATGCCTGTCTTCGATGAAGACAAGACGATCCTCGGGTTCGAGCGTTCGATCAATCCTGTGCTGACTGACAAGCTGTTGGGTCGTAAAGAGAACTTTGCAATCAACATCGGTGCTTGGGCTGGTCGTCAGGTGGAAGAAGAACTCTCGACCCAGTGGAATATGGCACTTGTCGATAAACTTGATGCCATGTGGCAGAACCGGGAAGCCGGTACTGAAAACCTCTTCACAAACATGAAGAAGACCAAGGATCCGATCTACGCTGAATCGTTCAAACTGATTCCTCAGAACATCAAATCCTACATGGATGGGAAGTTCGATGGAAACGGAATGATGGTCATGACTTCGATGGCTAACCTTTCGGTAGGCTATCGTGAAGCATCTATTGCTGATCTTTGGACCGGAAAAACCCGTATGCCCAAGGAGTTGCAGAACGTCGTTAAGGCTGTGACCCGTCAGCAGTTTGGTGAAACCTCACTGCGTACCCTTCTTGTCAAAGGGGAGCAGGGTTTTCAGTCTTTGGTTTCGGATGCGAAAGACATCATCGTGGTTAAGTCGCTGATCGTTCCAATTGTGAACACACAGGCGAACATCATTCAGCTTGCTACAAGTGGTGTGCCTCTGAAAACCATTCAGAAGCAATATCGTTCGAAACTGGCTGAGATCACTGAGTTCAACAAAAACCACATGAA